GCGCCTCCAACTCCTCAGGGGTTGCGGCCTTCTTGTAGGCCTCGTGGAGGAAGCGCGGGACTCGGACTTCTCGTCCGTCCCAGATGGCGGTTTTCCGCCAAGAGCGATGATACTTGCGGGCATCGCCACCGATGCCCGGGCGACGACTCATCAAGAGGAACGGGGGTTGATACGTGATCCCCTCGGTAAGCTCGCCGGTCTCACGGTCGAGGATCTCGCCGTGCTGGACCTTCCGTTGGTGGCCGAGCTTCTTGGCCGTGTATCCGGCCACGTACGCGATCGCGGCGGGTTCGAGACGATCCACCTGGACGATGCCCATCCCCCACGCATCGCGAATCACTTTCTCATCCTTCTGGCCGAGACCGAAGAGGATGCAGTGATAGTGCGGACGAGCATTGCGCTCTCCGTACTCCCCACAACCGAAGAAACGGAATGTGCGGGGATGAACCCGAGCACGTAGCCGTTTGACCCACGCAGATAGGTCAGGTTTCTGAAGGGTGTGGGGTAGGTGCGTCTCATCGTACGTCAGCGTGGCCCAGCAGACCGGACCACTACGGCCGAGGGCCTGAACTTCGAGTCCGCACCGAACCATCCAGTCTCGCGCACGACTGGCTCGGCAGCCGACGCAGTTACCGCACGGCAGATGAAGTAGCCCATGGGCCCCGCGCTCGCCGCCATGATCTCGAGAAACCGGCTCCCGGAGGGTGATCCCGCCTCCGGCGGTTCGCCATGCTCGTCTCCGATGGAAGCATGGCATGTCACAGGCGGATTCCGCCTCTGAAGGACAGATGGTTGTTCTTCACGTGCGTCTTCGCCTGTCGCTTGTTGAACGACTTGCGGGAGGAACTACGGTTGACCCGGGTTCGCATTTCGCACTCCAGAAAGGGGTTTAGACAGCCTGCGGCTGTCATTAAGCACAGTAGTAACAAGGGGGATACTGTGCAAGACCCCCCAGCCCCCCTAGAAGGGGGGAAGAGTTAAGTTATTGTGTACCAATAACATAGAAGATGAAGGATTTACCCGGTGGGGTGCGTTGCACCCCCCCGGACCCCCCCTGCGGGCCCTCGCTCCTACAAAGGGAACAGCATTGCGCCGGCAAAGTAGAACGCCGGCGCCTGGATTGTTCATAGAGCATGCGTCGCATTGGGCCCGAGGGTTGATACGACAGAGTGAGAGAGAGATAGAGATAGAGCGATAGAACGCTCGTGAGGATAGAAAAAAGAAGGGCCCCTTACGGGGCCCGACTTACGACTACTGCGGAGTCGTGATGTATTGAAGAGCCGCCGCCGCCAGAGCGGCGAGCAGCCCGATTAGCCAGGTGCGATGCTTACGCACTCGCCCCACCCCCTGCCGCGCTCCCGCTTGGCGAATCCCCCGCTGGAGCGGAGGGAACCTCCGCACCAGCGGAGGATTGATCGACGATCTGAACCCGACCGTCCGCTACCGCGTTGACGAAGTCCGAATAGGTCGGGAACCTCGAGCGAAGGCTCTCGGGCAAGGAGGCGTAGCTCTCGCGGGCCTCCTGCACCACCATGAGCGCCCCGTGGAGATCGAGCGACATGTCTTGCTCGCCGTAGACGGGGACGCGCGCCTGCGGAGGCGCGAAGGGATAGAAACGTGCGACCACGTTATTGATATCCGCCTCGTCCTTGAATTCCTGACGAGTGCGGTTGTCCTCGGGCGGGCAGTTGAGCCCGAGGGATTGCGTGAGATCGTCCCAGGTGTCCACCTGGGTGCGGAGCTTGGTTGCCATTAGCGAGGCCTCACGAAGTAGCGAAGGGTTTTGAGGATGGGAGCGAAGATACCGAGCGACTCGGCGAGCTTCGCATCGTTCTTACGGTCGGCGTTTTCATACCCGACCGCAAGGGCTTCGGCCGCTGCCCTCGCCTTAAGCGAGGGTTGAAGTTCCTTCTGAAAGGCGATCCGTTGCTGGATTTCCTTTTCCGTCTCGATGGCGACACGCGTTCGCGCGGCCGTCTCGCCTGCGCGGGCGACCGACTCGGCTCGCCCTTGCCGTTCCGAAGAGAGTTGGGAATCGACCAGCTTGCGCCGGTTCGCCATCTCCTGGACGGTTTCCGCCGCCTCTCGCGCCGAGTTAACGCCGGCGCCGAGGGCGTTTTCCTGACCGACGACCGTCCCACCAGGGGACGAGGCCTGCGAATCGTACGCGAGGCCCGGATTCAGGCCTGCGGCCTTGAGATCGTCGACGCGCCGTTGCACGGCGGTATTGGACATGCGTTCCGCGAACTTGCGGTTCCTCGCGCCTTCCTTGCGCATTTCGGAATTCTGGCGCGTTGCGCCAAGGAAGCCCGCGATCCCGCTCACCCCGGCCGCCGCGACCGAGGGGAGCGAGAATCCGGTACCGGCGAGGCCGTCAGTGTCCTTGTCGGGCATCAGAACCGCCCGAGGGTCACCGGCGTCCCGTACATCGGGATGGGCCGCGTGGCCTCACGGTTGAGCATGAACGTCGCGAGGAACTGCTGATCATCCGCACCAGAACCCGCCGACACCGCGCGGGTGAACTGGTCGTTGTTCTCCTCGATGAACGTCTGCCCGAGCGTCGGGGCGCTCGTGAAATACTGCGTGAGCGTCCAGGGCGCGAGCGTGCCCGCCGCCTGCGGACGGAACACGCCGTGAACCTCGGACATGAGCGTCCGATACTCGTGCCAGCGCTCCTGGTAGCCCCAGACCGTCTGGTCGGAGGCATCCGTGCCCGTGCAGTAGAGCTCCTGCAAGAGCACCGCTTGCTCGCCGAGCCCCGCCAGCGCGGGGATGTAAAAATCGTACTGCGTGGAGCGGGACCACATCTTCCGCAGCCCCTGCGCATACGAAAGTTCGGAGCGGACGTTGAGCAGGCCGAGGACATAGCCATGCTCCGTCGCGGCGTACTCAGCCACATGCTGTCCCGTAGCCGTCGCCGCGGCACCAAGGGCACCGACGCCGCCGCCACCAGTGGCCGTCTGCGCCACAGGGGAGATCACCAAAGGGGTAGAACCCCCTCCGATGTACTCGGGACGCTGGAGACGGGCATCCGGCGACTTCACGCCGAACTGGTGGTAGATCTTCTCCACGTAGCGGGTGCCGCCCCGCGCATCACGCTCGAGCAGGGTCTGGATCAGCCACGCCTGGCGCAGGTTGTTCAGGAGCAGGCCCGCACCCGTCGCAGAGAGGTTCGCATATACCTCCGGGCTGGCGCCCGCCGCGGCAGTACCCCTGACGCCGACGGTCGTCGCCACCGTCGTGTACGTCGAGAAGGGATAGTTGACCGTCGCGCCCCCGGTCTCGACGAAGTTGACGCCCACGTTGGCCATGTTGCGCGTCTGGAAACCGATGCCCGTCACCGGCGCGTTGCCGGTCAGGGGGACCGTCGGGGCGGTGAACTTCTGCGGCCATGGGAGGCTGGAGGTGAAGTAGTCGTGCGCCTTGGCCCTCATGCGGACGGTGTAGGCCCCCGAGTCGGGGCCGTCGCCCGTGGGGACGGTGAAGGAGTTGATGAGGTTCTCGTCGCGGAACCAGTCGTTGTAGATGAGGCCGTAGGCCCGGATGGGTAGCGCGTTGACGCTGATGGTCTGCCCCGCCGTCAGGACGGTCGGAAGCCCCATGTGATCGAAGACCGAGTCGGCGGCGAAGCCAGCGACGGGGCTCGTGTACTGCGGGATGGTGAACGCGATGGAATCCGCCGGATTCACCTGCTCCCCGAAGAACTTCTCCGTGTTCGTCCAGACGAGGCGCATCGGCACGAAGAACCAGAACGTGTCGATCTGGAGGTTGTCGAAGTTCGGGAAGATGAGCGTCGCGGCGCGGACGTACGCCGTCACCTGATACTTCATGTGATCGCCGGGGACGATCTCGTCCACGAACAGCGGATAGAGCCCGCCGACGTCGAAGGTCTTCTTGATCGTCCAGCGGTTGAGGAACTTGGACCGGGGGATGGTCGGGTTCTCGACCATCGCCGACCCGGACTGGCTGGCGAGTTGCCTGCCGGGGAGTTGGATGGTCACGACTTGACCTCCAAGACCTGCGCCGCGGTGGCGAGCACGGCGGGCGCGGCCCACGGCTCGATGATGCCGGACTCCGTGTCGAACTCGCCGAGCGAGACGAGTTCGTAGTCCTGCGGATGCTTCGCGAAGATGGAGCCTTCCTGGCGGCACAGGTCGCCGAAGGAGCGGAGCGCGACGGCGTCGTGCTTGAACAACACGAGTCCGGCGGTGTCGCCGATGAACATGGACGCCGCGCGATCGTGGAAGCCGTAGATACGGACCTTCATAGGGTGCGCCTCTCTAGGTTGAGTTTCGATTTAGCCAGGGCGATGCGCTCACCGGCTTTCTCGCGGGTTTTGGCATCGAGCGCGAGTGACCCGAGGTACTCGTCTTTCTCCCGTTGGAGTACCTCCAACTCCTCAGGGGTTGCGGCCTTCTTGTAGGCCTCGTGGAGGAAGCGCGGGACCCGGACTTCCCGCCCGTCCCAGATGGCGGTTTTCCGCCAGGATCGCGGATACTTCGTGCGGGCATCGCCACCGATGCCCGGGCGACGACTCATCAAGAGGAACGGCGGCTGGTAGGTGATGCCTTCCGTTAGCTCGCCGGTCTCACGATCCAGGATCTCGCCACGCTGGACCTTCCGTTGGTGGCCGAGCTTCTTCGCGGTGTAGCCCGCGACATACGCGATGGCGGCAGGTTCCAAGCGGTCCACCTGGACAATCCCCATGCCCCACGCGTCACGTATCACCTTCTCGTCCTTCTGACCGAGGCCGAACAGGATACAGTGATAGTGCGGACGAGCGTTACGCTCGCCGTATTCCCCGCACCCGAAGAAGCGAAACGTCCGAGGATGCACCCGGGCGCGAAGACGCTTGACCCATGCAGAGAGGTCAGGCTTCTGAAGGGTGTGGGGTAGGTGCGTCTCATCGTACGTCAGCGTGGCCCAACAGACCGGACCACTACGGCCGAGGGCCTGAACTTCGAGCCCGCACCGAACCATCCAGTCTCTCGCACGACTGGCGCGGCAGCCAACGCAGTTTCCGCAGGGGAGTTGGAGCATACCGGAGGAAGCCAGTACGCCTCCCGCCAGAGGCTCGCGTAGGGTGATCCCGCCGCCCTCGGTGCGCCAAGCGCGGCGTCGGTGGAAGCACGGCATGTCACAGCCGGATTCCGCCGCGGAAGGACAGATGGTTGTTCTTCACGTGCGTCTTGCCCTGGCGCTTGTTGAAGCTCTTGCGGGACTGGGAACGGTTGACCCGGGTTCTCATTGCGCACTCCAGAAAGGGGTTTAGACAGCCTACGGCTGTCATTAAGCACAGTATTAACAAGGAGGGAACTGTGCAAGACCCCCCTGCCCCCCTAGAAGGGGGGAAAAGATAAGTTATTGTGTACCAATAACATAGAAGATAGGATATTTACCCGGGTGGGTGCGTTGCACCCCCCCGGACCCCCCCTGCGGGTCCTCGCTCCTATTACGGGAACAGCATTGCGCCGGCAAAGTAGAACGCCGGCGCCTGAGATTGTTCATATAGCTACGTCGCATTGGACCCGAGGGTTGTACGACAGAGTGAGAGAGAGATAGAGATAGAGCGATAGAACGCTCGTGAGGATAGAAAAAAGAAGGCCCCCTTACGGGGGCCGACTTACGACTACTGCGGAGTCGAGATGTATTGAAGGGCCGCCGCCGCCAGAGCGGCGAGGAGCCCAAGTAGCCAGGTGCGATGCTTACGCACTCGCCCCACCCCCTGCCGCGCTCTCGCTTGGCGAGTCCCCCGCTGGTGCGGAGGAACTGCCCTCCGCACCAGCGGAGGACTGATCCAGGATCTGCACCCGACCATCCGCCACCGCGTTGACGAACTCGGTGTAGGTCGGGAACTTCGCCCGAAGGGCCTCAGGCAAGGAGGCATAGCTGTCGCGAGCCTCCTGCACCACCATGAGCGCCCCGTGGAGGTCGAGCGACATGTCTTGCTCGCCGTACTGGGGCACCCGCGCCTGGGGAGGCGCGAAGGGATAGAACCGTGCGACCACGTTGTTGATGTCCGCCTCGTCCTTGAATTCCTGACGAGTGCGGTCGTCTTCCGGAGGGCAGACGAGTCCGAGGGACTTGGTGAGTTCGTCCCAGGTGTCCACCTGC